AGAAGCTACCCATGAGATCAATAAAGAATATGATAGCAAAACCATATTCGGATTCTCAACGACAACAGCACCAGCATTGATTGCTTCTCAGAAATTCTTTAACAAAGTAATCATTCACAGTCCAGTTATCAGAGAAGACAACAAATACTTTGTTCGTCATCAAGAAGAGATGAATACTGGAATTGAGAGATTGATCAAAGAAAGAATTGGAAACATCAGCGACAAACTGATTCCCAAACCAAACAGGGTTGATGGTTGGAGAGAAAAGATTCTGGCAGTCATTGGTAAGGAAGAGTGGAAAGTCCCAGCTAAAGTTGTGCACGATGTTGGCAACTTTTACCCTAAGCGTGGCACGCATGGTTTCTTTGCGGACAAGGTTCCACCCATTCTTAGCATCATTGGTCAGTATGACTATGAGGTGACCACAGGTGGTTATGACCTATTCAAGAAATACTTCCCGAACATTGAGGAAGTTGTGATTCCGAACTCCACCCACTTTTCCATGTGGGAAAATGAGTACAAAATAACCCTACAGGCAATAAGGGATTACGTAACTCGTTGATTCCAGAGGAGTTTTTTAGGGGGTTTACAAATAATCAGAATTAGGGTATAATTAAGGTTCAATTTGGAGGTGTAAACCTATGGCTATGAATACAGCGAAACGTAAAGAACTTATTGCCTCTATGAAAGGCAATGAGCCCACGATCAGTGATGAGCGTAACTATCGCAGTCAACTTTTGACTGCACTCAATCACTATAATTTTGAAAACAACGACAAAGATAAACAGAAATGGCTTATCTCTTATGTCGCAAAGACAGACAAGAAAACAGCTGTGGCTTTAGTTAAGCTGGACGAATCTCTATTTCGTCACGCTGGCATTCTTGCTCGTCTACTAACAAATGGTTCGTATCTTGAAGAGAAGGAACTTAATTTCCTGAACAACAAGATTGAAGAACTAATCCAACTAACAAAGAAACCTCAAAAGGTTGAGGTTAAGAAAGAAGAAAAGCCAGTCACTAACGTGGTTTCGATCCAAGAACGCATGGACGAGAAAGCGCATGAGTTGGCTGGAGAAATTGAAGGCGCTATCGATGACTTCGTCATTAACAAAACATCAGACTTCTCAACGAAGAACTATCTGCTCGCAAACAACGTCTCAGCCCCGATCGCAAAACGCATCGGTGACTTCTATGTCAGAACTGCAGCAGAGCTACGTGAAGCAATTGCTGGAGACGACAAACAACTTGTGGAAGGTTACTCCCACTTCACTAAACGTGAGTTGAAGAAATTCGCAGAGTTTGTTGAAGGTATCATTGCTGACTGTAACCAGATGGTTCAGACTGCTAAGGTCAATCGTGCGCCACGTAAGCGCAAAGAGAAACCTGCATCTGTGCAAGTCGCTAAGATGAAATACATGAAGGAATTTGCCGAACTGAATCTCAAGTCGGTGAAACCTGAAACCATTATCGGTTCTACTGAGGTTTGGTTCTACAATACCAAATATAAACATCTCGGTGTGTACAAAGGCGAGAACGGTAACACGTTGTCTGTCAAGGGTACTACCATCATCGGGTTCGATATTAAAGAATCCAAGCGTATGACTTTGCGTAAACCTGATGAATTCTTCAAAGGGTTGTCGTTGGGTAAACGTGCGTTGAACAGTGCAATTAAAACACTGAAGACGAAACCTGCTACTCCCAATGGTCGGTTTAATGAAGAAACAATTTTGCTTGGAGCATTTTAATGATTTTAGTTGATTATAGCCAAGTGGCATTGAGTGCCATTCTAACCTTCCAGCGTGAGTTGAAGGGGACGGAGTCTGAAGTGAAAAACCTTATTCGTCATGTGACTCTGTCCACTCTCAAATCTTATAAGAAGAAGTACGGTAAAGAGTATGGTGAATTGGTTGTGTGTTGCGACGGACGTAAATACTGGCGCAGAGAATTCTTCCAGCACTACAAAGGTAATCGTAAGAAGCAGCGTGATAACAGCGAACTTGATTGGACGCTGATCTTTGATACGCTATCTGAGATGCGTGAGGACATCGCAAAACACTTCCCTTATCGTGTGCTGCATCTGGATCGTGCTGAAGCAGATGACATCATCGCAGTACTCGCTAAGTGGACTCAAGAGAATGGTTTGGTGCAACAGGGGTTGGTTGAGGAACCACAGAAGGTTTTGATTCTGTCTTCTGACAACGACTTTATCCAGCTACAGAAGTACGATAATGTAACTCAGTGGTCGCCTATTCAGAAGAAGTATGTTAAGGCAACCAAGAAAGAGTTGCATGAGAAATACATCACTCACATTGTGAAAGCAGGTGACGATGGTATTCCTAACATTCTCAGCAAGGATGATGTGTTTATGGTTGGCGAACGACAGAAACCTGTTTCCGCTAAACGACTGCAAGAATTTATTGAGAATGGTTTCATTGCATGCAAGAATGATGAGGAACGTCGTAACTGGCACCGCAATGTGACTTTGATCGATTTTGAATTTATTCCTGAAGATGTTTCTAAGGAAATTGTGTCAGCCTACATAAATACTAAACCAACTGGCGACAAGATGTCAATCATGAATTATTTGATTGAGAAAAAATGTCGTTTACTATTAGACGAACTTGAGGACTTTTGATGACTAAACTATTAACTGAAATTCTTGCTGAGATCAATGAGAACCCAGCATTACTGGAGAAACATAGAACCAATGGAGCGTTGCGTTTATTGTTTGAACATGCATTCGACCCTGCTAAGAAATTTATTTTACCTGAAGGTGACCCACCCTTTAAACCTGATGCTGCTCCGATCGGTATGAGCCCAGCCAACCTTCATATGGAAATGAAGAAGTTGTATGTATTCTGTCGTGCAGACTTAACTGCTGTTCGTCGTGAGACTCTATTCATTCAACTGTTGGAAAACGTGCATCCTTCTGAGGCTAAGTTGATGCTAGCTGTTAAAGATCAGAAACTAACCAAGATGTTTCCAAAGATTACACACAAGGCAGTTAGTGATATCTGGGAAAACATTCCTGCTCCAGTTGCTAAGGAGAAGAAATCAAAAAACTCTCAGGCTCCAGCGAGTGGAGCGACAGCGTAACGAGAAAATATAAAAAGAATGTATCCTTATATTCTAAAATTAGATCTTTCTTTACCCTTAGTAGAAAAACGAATTAGAGCCATGTTTGCGGACATGCCTTTATATACCAAGCAAAGATTGGTACATTGGAAGAAAGCTAAAATATCTTTATTGGAAGACCCAGATCTTTCAAGTGATGATAGCCTTAACTTATTGGGTAATGAAACTGCAGAATGGTTGAAGAAGATTAATAACTCTCTAATTGATGCTTATGGTAATCATACTTTAGTTTTTAATCAATATGATATTAAAGAACCATATAAAAAAGAATTACTGGATATGTTGCCAGATGAGATAAAGAATAACTGTGGAGAACTTACGGTTCAGTGGGCTAAGGGTGGAGATTATATTCAACCCCACAGAGACCATCACCGAAAATGTGGTTTGTTTTATGCTTTATCAAAACCTGATTGTGAAACACGTTGGTATAAAAAGAAATTTGACTTCAAGGAATCTGATACTTTAAGGTTTGCTTTTCCAGATGACATAGAAGTCGTTCATACTGAAGTTGTGCAGAATGGGTGTTGGTATCTTTTCAATAATGAACCATTCCATTCTGTGCACAGATTACCAGGTGTAACAGCAAATAGAAAAACTTTTGTAATTGACTTTTATGATATGGATTTTGATTCTGTATTAAAGGTGTGTAGTGGAACAATCATTAAGGCTTAAACTTGCTGCAGTCTTCCGCATAATCTATCATTATGGTTGGGATGACTTAATTTTCACCCATGCTTCTGCGAGAATTCCTGGAACAGACCACATACTAATCAATTCCTATGGTCTTAGGTTTGATGAGATTACATCAAGCAATCTTTTAAAGATAGACCTAAAAGGAAAAATAATTTCTGGTAGAGGTGTGGTTAATCCAGCTGGCTTGGTTATTCACAGTGCCATTCATGGTTACCGAGAAGATGCTGGTTGTATTATTCACCTACATACTAAGGAAGGTATGGCAGTTGCTGCAGATAAAGATGGGTTGTGGCCATGTACGCAACGTGCATATACTTGTTTAAGAAGTCTGGCGTACCACGATTACTACGGGATAGTAGTTGATGAGAAAGAGAAACTTATACTGAAGCGAAACCTTGGAGACAAAAGGTATTTGATCATGAGGAATCATGGGATACTTACTGTAGGAAGTTGCATAGAAGAATCTATGGCATCGATGCGTGCTCTTCAAGTTGCTTGTGAAACACAAGTGTTGATTAATAAAGATCGTGCTATTATGATAGACGAAGATGTTATGCAAGATTCAAGTAGAAAGATTATGATTGGTCTAGCTGACAAAGAGAAACCATACATCTCTGCATGGAATGCTATGTATAGATTAGTTGAACAAAAATACCCAGAGTTTAAATTATGAAACAAAAATGGATTGATGCATTTATGGACACAGCTGAAAGATTTGCTCAGCTGTCTAGTTCACGCAGATTGCATGTTGGTGCTGTTGTCGTAAAAGACAATCGTATCATCTCAATCGGATATAATGGAACACCTGCTGGTTGGGATAACAACTGTGAGGATAAAGTCTATTGTGACGATGGTGATTGGTCTGAACAATTGCTACCAAAAGAAGCAAATCAGTGGATGAAATATAAACTAACAACCAAACCTGAGGTGATTCATGCTGAAGCGAATGCGATCTCTAAGTTGGCAAGATCGAGTGAATCTGGTCTTGGCTCTGATATTTTTATTACTCACGCTCCTTGTGTGGATTGTGCCAAGCTGATTTATGGGGCAGGTATAAATACCGTGTATTACCGTAATTCCTACCGTGATACAAATGGTATTGACTTTTTAACTAAGTGTAATATAGAGGTGAATAAAGTATGAAGAAATTAGTAGCCGTATTGGCTATGTTGTGTATGAATGTGTTTGCTGGCGAAACTATTAAAATCTATTCGCCATACAGTCCATCACATTCTGCCACCCCAGCAATGTTCAAAATTATTGATGAGGCTAATAAAGCACAGAACATCTACACGTTTGTTTTAGAGTTCCGTCCAGGTGGTAATCAAGTTATTGCTCTTAAAGCATTAGATGAAAACAGTCTTGCTATCATCGCACCTGCTTTTGTAGAGAACGTAAATGCTGGAATGGTCAAAGAATCTGACTACATCCCTATTCATACATTGGGTGATGCTTGCTGGGCTGTTATTACAAATGGTCCAATCAATGCAAATAAAGAACTCACAGTCGGTGGTGTAGGTTTCGGTAACGCTGCACACTTAACTGCACTTGCTCTTGGAGAGAAATATAAGTTTAGTACGAAGTATATTGTATTCAAATCGAACAACGATGCTCTAATCAACATGGCTGGTAATAATGGTATTTTCATGGTTATTGATCGTTATGATTCTTATGAGTCTATGAAGACCAAGAATCAAAACCTGCAAGCATTTGCAGCTTCTTGTCCAACTAGATTACCTGAAGCACCGAATATGAAAACATTGAAGGAATTGGGTATCGATGCTCCATATGTTTTCAATATTACTGTTGCGCATGTTTCTATGAGTACAGCAAGACGTGAAACCATCAGAACAATTCTTAACAATGCGCAGAAGAAAATTGGTGCTGACGAGATTTACAAAATTTCTGGCATGAAGGTTCCCAAAGAATCACCAGAAGTATTCTATAACAAGTCAGTAAAATTAGTCAGAACTCTACAAGAAAAGTATAGGGCTGAGATTGAGAAGTCTAAATGAACATCACTAGAAATGATTTATGGGCTACACCAGTCTGGGAAGTCGATACAGGATTCGATGGTAAATTTAATGCTGCTCTCATGCGAGAGATTAACTTAATCCACTCATCTCCAGGGAATGAATTTAATATCTGGGAATATGATACACCATGTGTTAGTGAGTTGCGCCAAAAGATAACAGATCTTGTTGATGAAATTGTATCACCAGAAATTCCTTCTTACATCAAGAAGAAATTATCTCTAACAAGAGGCTGGGTTAACTATCACAAGACAGGTGAATCTTTAGCAACACATAGCCACGGTAGCACTGTTGTGGCGTGTTCATATTACTTGAAGGTTCCACTGAATAGTGGAGATTTAATGTTGTATGATCCACGTGGCGGTGTTAACTGGGGATGGGAGATTGAGGGTGGTATTGTTGGCGTCAAACACACTAGGATAAAACCCAAGGAAGGTTCTCTTGTAATCTTCCCAGGATTTTTATTGCATTCGGTTGAGACTAACAGATCTCCAATACCGAGAGTTAGTCTGGCGTCCAATTTAATTTTAGCCTAAATACTCTTATGGCATACTCAACTAAAGTTATCGATCACTATGAAAACCCACGCAATGTGGGTAGCTTCGCCAAAGACGAAGAAGGTGTCGGTACAGGTATGGTTGGAGCACCAGCTTGCGGTGATGTGATGAAACTACAAATTAAGGTAGATGATAATGGTATTATTAGAGATGCTCGTTTCAAGACATATGGATGCGGTTCAGCAATCGCCAGTTCGTCGCTGGTCACTGAGATGGTTAAGGGCATGCACATTGATGATGCTAATAAACTTAAGAACTCTCAAATCGCTGAAGAACTAGCACTCCCTCCAGTTAAAATTCACTGTTCAATTCTAGCAGAAGATGCTATCAAGGCAGCTGTAAATGATTACCGTAACCGACACAGCCAAAAAGAAAATCAAGCAACTGCTTGAGAAACGTGGTAAAGGTATCGGCATTCGGTTAGGTGTTAAAACTACAGGATGCAGTGGATTGGCATACACATTAGAGTATGTCGATGAGTATACTGGGCAAGTTGGAGATACCAATTACGCACAATCCGAGTTTGCTGTTCTTGTTGATGCCAAAGCAGATGCATACTTGAATGGTATGACTGTTGACTGGGTTCGTAATGGGCTCAACGAAGGATTCGATTTTCAAAACCCCAATGAACGTGACCGATGTGGTTGCGGAGAAAGTTTCAGAGTATGAT